AGGTAGTGAAGTAGAATATACTGACATTGATAAGTTTCCATATATACCACTTCGATGGGGAGCTATTAACGGTGAAAACTATGGTAGGGGATTAGTAGAACAGTTTTTAGGTGACTTTAGGTCATTAGAAGGTTTGTACCAATTGCTACTAGAGACATCAGCTGTACAAGCTAGAACTATCTTTGGTCAACGACCTGGGTCTATTATAGATATTGACGAGTTGAATAGAGCTGAAAATGGAGCTGTAGTTTATGGTGACCTAGACCAAGACATTACTACTTTAAAGGTAGATAAAAATAGTGACTTGCAGGTACCCCTAAACATGGTACAAGATATTGTTAGAAGACTAGAACAAGCTTTCTTAGTAGCTAGTTCAGCAACTAGGGATGCAGAAAGAGTTACAGCATTAGAAATAAGATACATGGCTAGTGACTTGGAAGAGAGTTTGGGTGGTGTTTATTCTGTGTTATCTTTGGAATTCCAGAAACCTCTAGCACAGTTACTACTGTCACAAACTAAAGTTAATCTTAAGTCTATGGGAATAGAAGCAGTTATAATTACTGGTGTTGAGGCATTAGGTCGTAATAACGAGTTGGATAAACTACGACAGTTTAATTCATTCTTACAAGAACTAGGTAATCCTGAGATGGTATTACAAAGACTAAATATAGATAATTACATAGCTACTATAGGTAACTCTTTAGGACTAGATACATCTATGTTAATTAAGAGTAATGAACAGTTACAAGGTGAGCAACAAGCAGCTCAGGAACAAGCTCTGACACAACAAGCTGGTTCAAACATGGTAGAACAAGCTACTACACCACAACAATAAAGGATAAATATGACAAAGTCATTACACGAGTTAAAGAAGAATAAGACTAATAAGAAAGGTAATACTATTACAGATAGTGATTATTTCTTAAGAGATAAAGGTATTGAAGCAGATAAGAAGAATGTTATTGATATGACACCAACTCCTGCTAAAGTTACTAGACAGCCTAAAGCTGACGCTTAATAAATACTAAAGGAGACATGTATGGAAGAAGTTAACCAAGAACAAGTTAATCAAGAACAGTTGGCTGCCTTAGCAGCTAGAGAAGTTAAGATACAAGAAGCGGTTTCAGGTAATAGTAATGAAGTTCCTGAAGGTTTTAATCAGGATGGCACACCTATTGAAGAATCAGCTGAACCTATCCTAGGTAAGTTTAAGTCACAGGATGACCTAATAAAAGCTTACCAGGAGTTAGAGAAGAAGTTAGGACAATCACCAGAAGTTAAACAAGAGGAAGCACAAGAAGCACCTCCTAAAGAAGTTGAAGCTCCATCTGGGACTAAGGTAGACATCAGTAAGTTTGACCAGGAGTTTGTAGATAATGGTTCATTATCGGAAGGTAGTTATAAAGAACTAGAGAAAATAGGATTCACTAAAGATTCTGTTGACCGTTATATACGAGGACAACAAGCTCTAGTAGCTCAATATACTTCTGACATACACAACACAGTAGGTGGTGAAGAGAGTTATAACGAACTAGTTACATGGGCTAGTGCTAACATTGAACCAGCTGTAATTGAGAATTATAATAAGGCACTAGCTACTGGTGACTCTTCACAGGTTAAACCTCTATTGGAATACATGTCACTTAAGAGGGGTGCTACACCACAAGGTAACAGAATTATACCTAGTGCATCAAGTGGTGAGGGTATGAAAGCATTTAGTGATAAATCAGAGTGGCAAAAAGCAACTAGCCATAGACTTTATGGTAAAGATGCAAAGTACACCAACATGATTGACAAACGTTATCTAGCAAGTAAAAGGAATGGTAGTATATAATGTTACGTAAGTGTAAACATTGTGGTAAAGAAGCTCATACATTAGCAGAGTTAGATAGGTTTAAGAAGTCTAAACATTGTAAATATGGAAAAGAGAATAAATGCTTAGATTGTAATACACTTATCAATAGTAAGTATAAAGGTAAGTATGAATATGGTAGAAAATATAAGACGAGAAATAACTACCTAAAGAGTACCTATGGTATAACTGAGAAAGAGCATGATGTTATGTATGAACGTCAGGAAGGCAGATGTCTTATATGTAACACACATCAAGATGACTTATCTAAAAGACTTCAGGTAGACCATAACCATATAACAGGAGAGGTAAGAGCATTACTATGTGGTAATTGTAATACAGCTTTCGGACTAGTATATGAGAATAAAG